GGGCCTTGTTGGCCCTTCGGGCCTTGCAGAAGCCCTTCATACCTGTCTTGATACGATCTCCACGTATCCGCAAGGAGAGTCACCCCCTCTTCCGTCCCTTCCGCAATGGCATCCAGTCGCCGTTCCATGTGAGCCGTAAACGTATAGGCAAAGAGATCTTCCATGTGTGTCAGGAGGAAATGAAGAGCGGCTCGTCCTAATGGCGTGGGAACCATTTTCTTTTTCTCCGCGCCCACCTGCTTGACCAAGGCCGTGGCGGTCGGCGGCCACTGGTGTGGAACGAGGGACCATTCTTTGACAGGAACGGGGCGCGGTGGGAGATCCACACACTCCACATACTTCTTTTCTTGGATGACGGAGAGAAGCGAGGCAAACGTGGAGGGGCGACCGATCCCGTGGGTTTCCAGGGCCCTCACCAATTGCGCTTCCGTGTAGCGTCCTTGGGCCTTCGTCTCTTTGGGCTCGGCCTTCATCGTCATCCATTCCAATCGGTCCCCTGGCACAAGAGAGCGCAGAGGGGAGTCCTTGTTGTCTTTCTCCTTTTCGTCTTCTTGCTCATCTAGATTCGCCACCTGACCGATCCGTTTCCATCCTTCGTGGATCGTTCGTCTCCATGAAGTGCTCCATCGGAACTCCTCGTCGATGTGACACGTCATGTGATCGGTCTCGCCTCTCGCGGAAGACATGATGGACTGAACGGTTCGTTGCCAGATCAGGCGATAGATCTTTTGTTCTTGTGCATCCTTTCCTGCCTGAAGAGTGGTGATGTGGGTGGGGCGGATGGCTTCGTGAGCCTGCTGGGCGGCGACTGCCTCCTTTAAGCCCCCCGCCGCGACGCTTTCTCTCCATGGGAGAGGGGTGTGGGGAAACGAAGTGTCCCCACTAATGTAGGTAGGCCCCACATGTGCCGTCACCCATTCCCGTGCCTCTTTCTTCACATCCTCTGACAAGACCGCCTGATCCGTTCGCATATACGTGATATGTCCCGCTTCATAGAGCGATTGGGCAATGCGCATCGTGCTTTGCGGATTCATATGGAAGAGTGCGCTGGCCTGTTGTTGGAGTGTGCTTGTCATGAGAGGATCAGGGGCGGACTCCGTCCATGCTTTCGTGGAGGTGTGGAGAACCGTCGCGTGAGGTGTGGCATGAACGAGTTCCAGATAATTCTGTGCGGACTCCTCGTCTTCCAGTTCATCGTCCATGGTCATGCCAAAGGGCACGGGTGAGGGCAAAGACAAAGAGGAAGAGGAAGTAAGGGGTCGCATCATGGCCGTCAGTTTCCAACTGGAAGTGGCCTGAAACGATTGGATCGCGTCCTCCCGTTCCACCACCAGACGAAGCGCAGGGGTTTGGCAGCGCCCCGCGGAGAGGGAGGGAGCCACATATTTCCAGAGGAGGGGACTGATCGTAAATCCGATCATCATGTCCAGCATGGACCTTGCCTGTTGCGCATGAACGCGGTTCATGTCCATGTGTCGTGGATGGCGGATGGCGTGCTGAATGGCCGCCTCAGTGATTTCATGGAACACGGCGCGCTTGACCGTCTTGGGGTTCAGTTTCAGTAAAAGGCAGACCGAATACGCAATGAACTCTCCCTCCCGATCATCGTCCGCCGCCACGTAGATCTCGGTGGCTTCCTTGGCTGCCTCTTTTAGCGCCTTGATGGTTGCGGCCTTCTCCTTGATCCATTCATACGTCGGCTCAAACTGTTTGGTAATGCCTACCGAATCGAGGGCAGGAACGAGCGCACGAAGATGTCCCATGGATGCCATGACACGCCATCCTTGCCCGAGGTATCCCTGAATCGTTTTACATTTCCCTGGTGATTCGACGATCACGAGAGACATGGTCTGCTGTCTACTGTCTGCTATTGGCTATCTGCTGTTTCTAAAGGCCGCTCAATTTTTTGGACATGATCTAAGAAGATTGAAGCATCTCTCCTAGTAGATGGCACGGGTCAATGCATCCAGTGGTCAGGGCGCCCTCTTTGAACTCGTGGCGCGCGGAGTGAAAGATCGGTATTTTGTAAAGGATGATCCAGAGAGCACCTTTGTCCATGATCCCCGCTATTCGTCTTCCGCCCCCCATCTGGCCGAGCGGCGCACCGCCGTCCCTCTGAATGGCACCGCCTTTGGAACCACCTTTGAAGTGGAGATTGATCGGTATGCCGACATCATGACGGAATGCGCCCTGGATGTCACAATGCCCTCATGGCTCCCTCCTCTCCCCACGATGATGGGGGGCATGCCCATGGATCCCGAGGTGGCCAATGGACTCTATCCTATTACCACTCAGACGGGAGTATCCTATGGATACGTAAATGGAATCGGTTATTACCTCTTTGAGCGCATCCAATTCTATCAAGATCAGTTCTTACTTCAAGAGTGGAGCGGAGACGGTCTTCTCGCAAAGCAGCATACTGAGGGGTCACGAAACAGCCGATTTCTTGCCTTGGAAAAAGGAGGATGGAAAGAGACGCTTGGTTCTCGTGGGATCCAGTTACGCGCAACCCCTGGCGCCCTTCGCCTCTACCTCCCCCTCCCTGGGATGCAGTGTCCAGGCGACGGAGGCTTTCCTTTGACCGCTATGCCCTGGCAGACCCTTCGCCTTCGGATTACCCTTCGTAATCTAGAGGATCTCGTGGTGTGTAGCGATGAGATCCACAAACCCGCTCCCTGGAACGTCCCCGCCTTTCAGTATCTGTTTCCTGATGGAACGCCACACGTATTTTCCCCTCTTGGTCGCGTGAACATTGGTGCCCCCACCGTGTTGCTGTCCACTGTGCAACACTATGTCTCTCCTGCTATGCAAGAGTTGCTTCGGACGCAGCCCCTCACGATTCCCTTTCGTCGTCTCTTTGAAAATCAGTTCTCCTTTGGGGAATTGGATTTCATCTCCTTGGACAAAGGGGGCACCTCGGCCGTGACACGCATCCTAGAGGGTCGCCATCCCACCGAACGCCTCTTCTGGTTTTTCCGATCGTCCAATGCGCTCCGTCAAAACCGTCTGGATGACTTTCGGAACGACTATTTTGACGATCGTGCGCCCACCGAGACACAGCCCGAAACAGAGCCGCCTGGACGCTTTTATTATCGGCTGAAACTTCTTATCGCAGGAAAGGACCGAGAGCAAATTCTGGAGCCTTCCGTATGGGAACAAATGGCAGTGCTGGCCAGTTCGGAGAATGCACCAGGGCGAGCCATCGGTGTCATGGAGTGGTCCACGGGAGATGGGTTTGGTGCCGTGTATCCTATGGAGCGACAGCCCGAGGGGTCGGTCAATCTCAGCACGGCAGATCGCCCCACCCTGTATCTGGAACTCGCCAATATTCGGAGCAATCCCTTTCTGGCCCAACGAAAATGTGAGATGCGCGTGTTTTCGGAGGCATGGAACGTCTATGAGGTGAAGGAGGGGCGCGGGCGCGTCATGTTTGCTTCGTAGTCGCCTTTCTTTGTATGCTGTATTCTATCATCCCATGAATCGTTCATGAGAGGATAGGATCATACGTAGTAGTATGTTGTATAGTTTACGGTTTCTTGAAGCCCCCTCGCATCCAATCAATCACCTTTGCGGTATCTGAGCTCTGTAGGAGCGGCTGCGGGGATCCATTGACAATCGCGAGAAAGGACGGAATGCTCTTCACGCCACAATAGCCTGGTGTATAATCGTTCTCGTCCAGATCACAATAATACCAGGTAATCTGCGGACTGAGATCCAGCAGAGCCTTCGTATCCAGTCGCTGACACGGACCGCACCAACTGGCACCAAAACGGATCATCACAATCGGCTCATGCGGTTGATTCTTTTTGATCAGACCCTCGAAGAACTCCTGGCTCGGGAGGGGAGTCATCTCGTGGGACATGGTTACGATTACGAAAGTTGCTGCGGAGAAAGGTGGCAATAAATCCTGAGCAGGCAACGATCAGGAGGGTTCCTAGGAGAACATAGGATGATGCGTTTAGGTCTTCTAGGGAACCCCCTGACTGGAGAGCGCTCTTTGCGCTGTTTACGAAGGCACCCCCTGACTGGAGAGCGCTCTTTGCGCTGTTTACGAAGGCACCGCCTGACTGGAGAGCGCTCTTTGCGCTCTTCACCGACTCAGGAGTGATGCTGGAATACAGAGACGTCGCAGGAAGAAACGATCCCGCCTGAGACAGCGCATCAATCGCCCCCGTCACCTGGGTCGCAATCTCACTCGATTTGTCTACCACCGCCTTCCCCAGAATCACCGTATTGTCCACCGTCTTCAGTCCCGTGGTAACTGTCTCTCCCACGGTCTTGATGCCCATCTGAACCGTATCCGTCACGGGCTTGAGAATCACTTCCGCAGGGCCCCGCACGGTCTCCAGAACACGCATGATGATGCGCGTAAGGAATCCTGAGGTCTGGTCTTCCGTGGACTCCCCAGGCGCTCCAAAGTAATCCTTGTATTGGGACGTAATCTTCTTGGTGTAGAAAAAGAACGTAAACAGTTTGTAGGCCCACCATCCGAGGGCAATCGGGAGACCAATCATGGAGATCATGGATATCAGACGAATGATACCCGATTGTTTGTCTCCCACCAAAAAAGAGTCCAGTCCAAAGATCCCTCCCGCCATGAGCGCCAACGCATAGAGAAAGAAGTTCATGTGCTTTTTACTGGGCGTATCACTGGCCAAGACGCCTGCGGCAATGCCCTTCGGACCAAGACCTGGCACACCTAGACCATAGACTTTCACCACATCACTGTTAAAAATCGCCTGGGATGCATCATAAAACCACCAGACACCGAAGAAGAGCATGTTGACGACACATTTCGCGAGAAACGTCAAGGGGGAACGAAGATACAAATGATCGAGACCAATGGCACCTCCGAGCACCGATAGACCCAGGAAGACATGATACGACAGAGCATCCGTCATGGGAGAGCCACTGGCATTGGTATTGGTGGTGTTTTTTTCCTCTTCCCGCCAATATTTCAGCTGGGACACTTCCGTGCTCATTACTGTGACAAGAGGTCTTTTTTGTCTCTTTTTCTCTTGCGTTTGCGTTTGCGTTTGTGTTCGCCTTTCGATCTCTAACATTAGACCGTAAAGAGAAGTCCGCCAAATCCATTAATCACGCGAAATACGTTATAATTGTGTGCGTAGATACGGATCTGACAGGGGCCACGCTGTTGCCATAGAGGCATCAGAGGATTGGTCAATGCCGTGTTCATCTCGAACTGCCAGACAATGCTGTCAATGCGGCTCGCATTCATCGTTCCCGTTGGCTGAATGTCTTCCGGTCGCAACGCAAAGGAATAATTATAAATAAAGGAATCGACCGGAGTCGTCGTGTGGTGATCATAGGGTTGCTGAAGACGAAAGTATTCAGGGCTGCGCTTCATGAATCGGTCATATCCGTCCAATTGGAGTTTCGCGGTGGAAATCAGGTCCAAACGGTCTGCGGGCGAATTACTGTTTAAAAACGGAAACACAAGAGCGGGAGTCGGTTCACCCTTTGCCAAATTGCTATAATTAAACCACTCATTACGGGAGGCCATCATGTCTCTCTGTGCCACAAAAATGAACTCTTTAATGGGATGATTGA